CGCCGTCATTTACCAATTTCGACGCACCGTTGCTCATGAAGGCAACACCAACGATTGCAGAACGCAAAACCCTAGCCGCACAAGGCGCACGCGAAGGTCAGGCGGTTGGTGGCCGCGAGGTTTCCGGCAGCGTATCGGACCAAATGGCTTATGGCGCATTTGACGAAATGCTAGAAACCCTATTCCAAGGCGCATGGTCAACCAACGTTCTGAAGGACGGCAAGTCTGTTAAGACTGTAGCCATCGAGAACGCTATCGCGGCAGGCGTTGGCGGAACAACCACAATGATGCGTTACCGAGGCGTTGAGGCTGTTAGCGGTACAATCGCCGCACAATCGCGCGAGCCTATCAATATCAGCATGGACCTACGCGGGCGTGGATCTGACGACGCAACCACAACCGCAATCACGGGTGCGACTTACACCGACCAAGCGGAAAAGACGCCACTAACGAGCGGCTTGGATGTTGGTTCGATCACATTCAACGGTTACACCCTAGATTGTTTCCAGCGGGTTGAAATGCAATTCAACTACGAGGGCCGTGACGACCAGCCAAAGCTGGGAAGTTATGACCTCTGCGGCATTACTCGCGGCGCCTTGGTTCCTGTTATCAACGCTCGCATTTATGTGGACACCAACTTCTTGGCCATCTACAACGCAGCACGCAGCAACCACACGGCGTTTAGCGTGTCTGTGCCTCTTGGCTCGGTATCGGGTAGCAAATACACAGTTGAATTCCCCGTCTGTGCGTTTGCCTCTGGCGATCTGGACTTTGGCGCAGCGGATGCAATGCATGATATTGTGATTTACCCGCAATACGACGCTACCACAGAAGATTGCGTTGTGAAGATCACCCGCGCTGTATCATGATTGTAAAGCGCAAGTTTGTGGCCGTCATTAATGGGAAGGAGAAAACCTTCCCAGTCGGCAGCAAGCCAACCCCAAAGCAAATCAAAGAATTGGGCTTAAAGAATAAGCCTGAACTAGTCACGACCGGCAAAGAATAGTGCGCACTGGTGGGGGCGTTTCGGTCACGCCTCCACCCCCTAGACCGAAGGGATATAATATGAAGCTACGCAAGCCAGACTTGTTGACGGTGGATTTTCGACGCGAACTTGCAGACGAATTTTCCTACCTTACCGATGGTGAGACGCCTTACCTTGCATTCAAATGCAAGGCTGGAGGCTATCTAAACCCTCAACTGCAGGAATCCATAGAGAACATTCGTTTGCGACGTAAAATGGCACGCCTTGATTTTGTGGATCTACCGCGTGATGAGCAGGTTGCTAAATCGGATAGCTTGGACCGCGAGCTAGGGCGTGCACGCTTTGAGTCGCTTTATGACTATTGCGTTGATAGCTGGGAGACGAATTTCATTGATGATGAGACGGGCAACCCCATCACGCCAACGCGTGAAAGCTTTATGCTTCTAGCTGACGCAGAGGTTCCAGGCATTGCTGCCGTTCTATTGGAGTTGGCAAGCTATGTCGAAAAATCGTCTAACTTCATTCGTAAGATTGACGAGGAATCGGAAAAAAACTAATCGACGCGCTCTTGTGGACCCTTCGCTATTCTCAGGCTGACGAGGATTATTTAAGGGCAAAGGGCGCGGCGGTTGTGAGTAACAAAGTTCAGCCAGAAAACCTTTGGGCATGGTCTGCATTTCAGGCGTTGCGGGGGTCGCGCGGCATGGGAATGACGGCGGGGCCTATACCTATAAGCGAAATAGGCGCATACTGTAACTTAGCGGGCGTGTCTGATATAGTGCAGAGGTATAGACTGACGCGCTTTGTAATGGCGCTAGATAGGGCAGAGCGAAAATATTATGGCGACATTAAGAGTCAAAGTTGATCCAACCGGTGCCGTGCAAGGGGCAAGCCAAGCTGAGGCCGCACTAGAGAACCTGTCTACGCAGGCCGTGCAGACGGAGGCGGCAACGGCGCGGCTCGGAAAGACCATGAACCGAGGCGGCGCCATGGCAATGGGCGTTCAGAACGCGTCCTATCAGGTTGGTGACTTTGCCGTTCAGGTTGCTGGCGGAACAAGCGCAATGCGTGCCATGACAATGCAGCTTCCCCAATTGCTTGGTGGTTTTGGCATGTGGGGGGCCGTTGCCGGTGCGGCTGCGGCAATCATAGGCGCACTAATTCCTGTTCTGTTCAACATGGGTGGCGCCGCTGATAGCGCGGCGGATAAGATTGAGGACTTGGCCGAGTCCACGGATGCTCTATCCAGCATTATGGCAAACACAAATTACAAGGCCGTTGACAAGCTAAAGACAAAGTATGGCGAGTTAACGCGTGAAGTTGTTCAGCTTATAGAGCGTCAACGCCAGCTTTCATTTGATGCGGCTGCGCGGTCTGCCGAGGATGCGGCGGATAAGATAGCTAAGGCAATGTCGCCAAGCTTTTGGGAAAGGTTGCGCCCCACTCATTTGATTGGCTCTGTGGTCGATTGGTTTGATGACATAACGCCTGCCACGCGCGAGCTTATGGAAACGTTTGAGATGACGGGGATGGAGGCGCGGGCATTAGAGCTTCAACTATCGCGACTTGCACGCGAAGGCGATTCAGAAAAGCGTGCGGATATTTACGCAACCATTATCACAAGGCTAGAGGCGCAGCGCTCAATTGCTGGCGAGTTGAATGACGAGGCGCTAGAGTTCTATGAAAACCTACTGAACGCCGAAGACAGCGAACGGCAACTTGTTGAGCTTGCCAAGCAAATGATGGAAGGTTTTGCTGGTGCGGCGGATGAGGCGGAGCGC